GGCTATTAGGATCTGCATTTTTTATATCATTTAATGAGAAGAGTGATGATCCATAAGATTTATCCTTATGTATGTTTTCCTCAGGAAGCAATTCAGGAGGGGTTTGTAGGGTGTACCACTCATGAGTAAAATACTTAGGATCTTGTACTCTTCTGAAAAAACTCGGTGAGAAGTTTAAGGGGCTAAATGCAAGATTGGCATTCAGTCTATATTCATTACCTCTGGCATCTATGCCTCCGTTAAATCCCCACTTAGTAATATAAGGCTCTATTCTACTCTTAAGAGCATATTCTTTAAGATAATTGTCCTTGGTGTACTCGTATTCAGTATTCAACTTTCCGAAAAACATCTGATCGAATTTTCGGGTGATCCCAAGCGAATCATCATAAAACTTAAAGTTCTGAATTCCATAGAATCCCGGAAATTTATCAAGATCCGGATATATGTTTCCATCAAATGATGCTGGAGAGATTATAGATGCCTGATTTGGCGTGTTTCTGGTAAACCTAGTTGGTATAACTCCAACTTCTGAAGTTGTCGATTGAGTGATCAAAGTGTAGGCTTCAACACCAACGATCCCCTCGAAGAAATCAGGACCAGTGATAGTAGTGCTATTGTAGGATATAACGGTTCCCGGTGAAACGTAATATGTAACTCCCGGAACAACTGCTGTTTTTCCGTTGGGCTGGGCATCTAAATATTTGTAATATTCCTCAGTTGGTGTATAGCCATAGTTACTACTCCAGAAGTCGACATCGGATTCTCTTAATCCCAGGAAAGAAAATGATCCGACTGGAATTTCATATATTTCATATGCAGAAATCAATCCCTCGCCAAAAGTAACTTTATGTGTGAAATCCGATAGTTCAACCGTCGCATGCGTTTTAAAATCCTTGAGACCTAATATATCTCCATCTTTTTGAATATACTGATCCACGAATCTATAAACTCCCGAAACCTTGGAAATTCCCAAATCTGTTTCAATGTAAGTTTTATTTGGGATTATCTTTCTAGAGTCCTCCAGCTTCATTTTAATCCGGATCTTTGGATAGTTAGATCCCCCGATGAAATTTCTTTTGGAATTGATATCAGCAACATCATCTTCATTGAAGAATACTATTCCCCTGCGGGAATCTGGCATTCTAGTTAAAGTTGAAAAATTCTGATAAAAATCAAAAGCATAAAGCCTGTTCTGTCTATCTCCCGTTGCTTTTATTCTAACAACAACCTCATTTCCATCAGCAAAAGCTTCAAACGAATTATAATTGAAGGAATTCAAGAGTCCGGATATAGATCTAGCCAGATCATTTCCGGTTCCAAATGGATGGTAATAATAAGCTCCGGGCTGTGAATAATAGCTTCCTGGACCCCATTCATCCACGATAGATGACATATCAGAGGCCAAAAAGATATCATATTTTTCACCAGGTATTCCTTGAGATCCTAAGGGATGATAGAAAACAAAACAATCTTGATTTATATTCGATAATTGGTCTTCAAATCTGATTACAAAATGAGCCCTTCCCTTCTCATCAGTTTGGCTTGCAGAGTACTGCTTTCTTGTTTTAGGATCACCACCGGTGAAGTCTGCAAGATTAACCTTAGTGTCCTGAAGAACTAACTGGTTTTCAAGACCCGTAATTCCATATGAACTATGGAAGGGGGACGGAGAAGATATGGAGTAATCCACGTCTCTTTTCAAAGAATGGAATTGACCATTTTTATCAAGGACATAGAAAAGCTTAGTATCCTCTAATATATTAACATCATCTGAAGACGGTATGAATCCAGATTTTTCATCCTTATCCAAAAACAGTCTAACTCCATTTTCATTATATTGATAGTAGTCCTCAGAACTTTGATAATATCCTCGGTTATTCATATTCGGAACTGGGGTATTTCCCGAATTTCCTTTATCTCTATATAAGGCATTGCCATCGAGCTTGAATCCTCCTAAATCGATAGCATTCACATAAAGCCCAAAATATCTATTGATGCTAAACAAATTAGATTGTTCATCATCGAATAGGAACTCAAGGTTCAGGAGTTTGGTTCCTAGAATTCCATTTCTCTGAAATCCATTGGTAACATACTCCTCGAATTCTATCTGCGATTTTGGATTTGCCGCATAATCATAGAAATATTCTCCTTTTTTATCAAATATCCCTCTTTGGTAATTGACTCCATTGAATGTCGTTAATAGATTTTCTTCAAACTTAACATCGATCATGGATTCTGAATAGCCTCTGGAATTCTTAATCTTTCTAAGATATTTTCCCAATTTGGAATTTTCACCCATATCAAAGGTAGCAACTATTGTTGCTTTCGGGAGTATCTTATCCAAGAAATGATTAGAAGGATTCTCAACGTTACTAAGGTTATAAAGAGGATCCAGGAGAATCACATTTCCAATCCCACCATTAACGGTAAAAGTAGTAGGAGATGTCGCCGTAAATACATCTCCATCTGAATATGTATTGGTCCCATTAGTAATAGAATATGGAACATATCCAGGCGCATTAATATCTACGTCTATATCCTGAACAACCTTGTATACTTGACCAGGTATTAGAAAAGATACAGGTATTGAATACGAGTAATCAATAGGATCTGAAACCCTGAAAATGACAAAGTATTCTGGAATTTCTCCACCCATCCAAAGTGGAGCTAGATACTTAAAGTCCTCATCATACTTATCGGAAATTAGCGGTTCTACCCCCATAGCATACGTAAAATCGTATGACAAATCAGGGTCGCTAACCTGGGTTTTTTGAGGTGATATCTCATTCTTTACACCAAACACAAAATCAGCTGGTGTTTCTCCCTTATTGAAGAAATTATAGAGATCTAGATTATACGATGAATCTGGAGAAATTCTAAAGGCCTTATATTGAGACTTACTCATTTCCTCGTTTGAATCGATAGAATTGAGCCAAATATCTCCCTTAGAATCCGTAGATATCTTGACGTTTCCGGAAATTTTGGGGTTTGCCCTTAAAACTCCGAATGATGAATTCTGTTTAAAAATTTTCTTTACCACTGAGATCTATATTAGCTTACTGTATTTATCGATTGTGCATATGCAGGTGAAACAAGCGATGTTCTAGTATAGCTTCCAGATGATAGAATGTCAAAAGAGAATAGTTCTTCGTTTTTAACTTGAATATCTATTCCTATCTTTTTGGTGTATGTTATATTCTTGAGAGTACCCGCGCTTCTCCATCCACCTATAAATCCTAACTTATCTTGGGCTCTAAACTGGAAAACTATTGGAATTACTATGGCATTTTGTTCACCAAATTCTAAGGTTCTTTTAGCCAATGAAGTAGATCCCTCAACTTGGATAGATAAATGATCTTTCGGGGCCAAATATAAATAGGATCCACACGAGTATTTTCCAACTAAAAATTCATCGCTATCAAGAAATCCAAGTTTAGCAGGAAACATTCGATCTGTGGAATCACCTGGATCAGAAGTATTAAAGGTGGTAGTATTATAAAAATCTGGTTTAATGTATTCTATTTGTTGGATGCTAGAAACTTGTGTTCCCGAGTTAGCTGCAGAAATTGTTGAACCAGCATCCAATTCGAATCCCAGAGCATGTCTAAATGCCGGATAATCATTAAGAATATAATTAGGCGAGGTTCCTGCTGGAAGAGGCCTTATTAGTAATTCAAATGGAGTACCGCTACCAACTATTTCTGGGTGATTGACGTGAACACAGAATTCATTCAATCTTCCACCCCCATTAGGAGTTGTTCCTGAATAAAGTCCGTTCCATATACTAGGATCTGATGACCCTGGAATAGATCCAGATGTTGGGGTAAATGGTATAATTAGTCCATCAGATGCTATAGGATATGGTCCTACTTCCCCAGAGGCCAATGTCCACGAGCTTGTATTCGATGGTGTAAAATAAAGATCCTCGTTTAATCCAACCGACTTATATCTGGTATAAACAAATTGAGAATTAGCATTTACGCTCTGAAATGGTGGTCTTTGTACATAATCAACAGTTGATGAAGGATTATCAGATATCTTTCCTGTTATAGTTCCAGTCAACTGAATTGGCGTCAATCCATATTTCCTATTCGTGTCGTAGTCGTTATTAGGAACAGGAAGAGTGGAAGGTGCTGGCAAAGATTGTCCGCCTGGAATCAAAGAAGCAAGCTCCAACGGTGTTGCAGCATCATTTCTGATTTCTAAATAATAGGTAACCGTGGCAATTTTTCCTTTGTTGCTTGGATTGGTGAGATCGATGATTTCATCATAATATCCAGCAAAAAGAGAAACGGTACTTCCATTTTTAATCTTGTTAGTAGCTGATCCCTGTCTGAGATAAACCCCGAGTGTTCCTTTAGCTTTAGCTATGAGTGCCTTCAGAGATGAAAGTTCCTGATCTATCTGCAGAAGTTTTTGAAATAGGTCTATGGCATTCCCAGAGGTATCAAAGAATCCAGAAGCAATCGAGTTTGTCGAGTGCGAATAATATTTGTCGCCGGAAGTAAATGATTCAGAGAGGTGCGTATCCAGCCCTCTTGCTGCGAGGTCCTGTTGCATTTGTACAAGTGTGGTATCAACACTATTCTGAGCTAGAAATGCTCCATTATCAATCTGTACGGAAAGATCATCAGGAAAATCTATAATCACGGAATCAGAAAATGGGGATTCCAACGGATTTTGTGGCCATCCAGCTTCAGATATCGATGCAACTTTAATCTCGACTTTTTCCCCTTTTGTTATGGGAATGTCCAATTGATTGATATTCGGGGTATCAGCATCCTCAACATTTTCTATTTTCCAAATATATTTTCCAGTCGCTTCATCAAAGATCTTTTTTCTAATATCAGTTTTGAATTCAACCCAGTTAGAAAAAGCGCCTTTCTTCTGATTTCCGTTATTATCAACAAAGGAAATTTCCTCTGTGCCCTGAGTGTTTCCACCCTTACTTAGGTATCTGTATCTAACCTTAAATTGTATAACTTCCTGTGCTCCGGTTTTAGGATCTTCCACAGCGTTTGGAATCGGCCAAAAACCTCTAATTCTGTACTTGGGCGCTTCACTAATTTCCGGTGCTGTCTGTACTAAATTATTCAGATCTGTGATAGTAGAAGAAAGAAGATTAGTCTTAGTAGCTTTAGTTTTAGAAAGCTGATCTATCTTTGATGTCAATTTTTGAAATTCAGCATTTGATGCTCCGCTTGTATTAGTTGTTACAAGGTCATTTAGCTGTTTTTTGGCCAGATCTATGGATTTATCCAGAGCCTCAATATCATTCTTAATAGAAACTTTGCTCTGAATTTTCTGTTTGAATGTGTCCGCTACTTTTGAGTCCGTTACTTGCTTATTGACCTGAACGACTTTGAAGTTATTGGTGGATAAAGATGGAGTATTTGGAACCAATCCATAAATTGACGGAACCAATTTTTCCTTAGCAGAAGCCAAGAATTGCTGTCCGAAATCGGCAACTTCCAGTTTGTAAAATTCATCCAGAGTCTTAACTCCCTCAGACGTATTAATGTTTAATTCGTTGGTCCAAATGCAAATACCAGGACTAAATGTACTACCAGCAACATTAAATTTGTCCTCTATGGTCTTAATAAATATGGCTTGTCTTTCGTCATGACCAACATTCACATCAACAGTTCTTGGTGAAAGAGTACTGCTATAAATTGAAAGAGCATTGGCTCCATTCTGTATGGCTCCAAATCCAAAAACTCTTTTCAGTACTACAGTGGATTCTGATGTATCAACTGCGGTAATCTCAAACTTAGTTCCATCCGGAGTTATAAACGAATCTCCAGCAACCAATGTTCTAGAGTTGTTTGTATTAGCTAGAATATCAGTATATCTAAGAGTATCTAATTTATATTTTCTGGTTGTAGTGGTTTGTGTATTTCCTCCAACAGTCACTGTTGTTTTTTCATCGAAAATTCTCAGAACCGAAAAATTACCCTTATATCTAATAATCTGAAGCGGAAGATCCACTATGCTCTCGTCTATGAAATATCCTATTCCCTGGCCAGAAAGAGCCGAAATGTATTGATCATAAGTGAGATCGTTTCTTCCTTTTAGATTAGTGTCGAAATAGCTTTTTTTAGCATCTGTTTGGGTGTCAGCTATTACTCTTCTAACAACGACTTTTTTACACTCAGCAGGAATTTGATTTTCAACATTAAGAGAAACATAAAGCAACGGGTTCAAAAAACTTTCGAAGAACCAATTGTTTCTAGTTTTAAAAGTCGAAGGAACCTGTAAAGATGTCGGAGCAGAAGGATCCTTGAGTAGTGAAGCAGTGTAAATCTTGGCTACAGTACCGTCGGGTTTTCTGACATTAGCCGTCGCGTCCTCCATTCCGGAAAGAGCCATGATGTTTTGATCTAGTCTCTTAATTTCATTTTTAAAGAACCCAAAGCTTGGGATTTGTATCGACTCTATCGTGTTATCATCATTGATAAATTCTACCTCAACATTATCATTAGGAGACGTAGTTACCTCAGATAATTTATTGATAATCTCCAATGAATTCTTCTGCAGTCTTAAAAACTGTGCAATTAAGGACGAAATAGAATTCTTTGTATTTGACATCTATTTTTATTTTATTTGGTCAACTTCGAAAGTCAGATTCACATCATCGATACAAATGATTTCAAAAATCGGTTTATATCCTGAGGATGTAAAATTGTTGTTATTGAAGGATGTTATTATCGTGGAATATGGAGTGCCAATTGGATTTGCTATTGGATAAGCTCCTGTTGAATCCGTTAAAAAAACCAACGTGTAATTTCCAAGATCTAATTCATCTCCAAAAGAAACCCTGAGAGTTTGGCCCTTCTTCCATTTATTAACGGAGTCATCAATTCTCACGATAATGTCTCCGGACGCTGATATGGCAAGTCCATTGTTTTTATGTTTGATATAATTGGAGAATGGCTGAAGTATGTATGTGTTTCCTGAAACTGGATTGATAGTAAAAATCGAATTGGATTCAAGATTATAAGCTTGAATAGTGGAATCAACCGCCAATCTATTTGGTACGGATCTATCAATATTCGTTCCCAATCCATTCTTCAGTAAGTCCAGATTGTAACTCATCTGTATAGAGGTTTCATTCTGAAGAATGCTTTGGATATCATCTGAGTTCCTTTCAATCAGAATCATGATATCCTGAGTGTTATTGAAAAGTGCCTGATTAACCTGAAGAGCATTTTCAACCGTTTCCAATCTAGCCCTAATTTCTGTATTATCATCCTGATTGATGATTAAATCCTCCAGAGCATTCATACGCTCTTTCATTTTAATAATCTCCAGGGTCTGATCATTCAGTGTTCTTGCCGCTTCCTGCAAAACAGTAGCTGAATCCATGAACATGGAAAGAGAGAATGATGAATAGTCATTTATCGCCTGCTCTACACCTGTACTTTCTATATCAGTATCAAACTTGATGTTGAGCTTGAGCCCATACGAATTACCATTCAATTTGGTAATCGGATCTGGTTTGTATTTTTTAAATGACTGGATTCTCGCAGCATTTATTGAAATGGATTCGGCAGGACCTAAAAACAAAACTCCATAAAGATTCGTTGCTGAATCCTGAATGTTATTTGGATCGTAGACATCATAATAAATGAGTACGGTATTAAACTCAAAAGCTTTTGTTATTGGAGTTCCGTTCCATTCTTCTATTGTGGATATTCCCACGTAGTTTTGAATCTGTTTATATGAAGTGGCATCGAAATCTAATTCAACTCCATCAAGTCTAGATCTTTTATAAGAAACGGATGGACCTGAAGGCCCAGAAGCATTGAGATATTTTGTTAGGCTATCAGTAGACCCATCAAAGAATGTGTTTTCTGAAAAATATGAATTTGCTTCATCTCTAGGCTGATACCAGTTGGTTGTTATTGGATTTCCTCCAGCATCAGTTCCGGATACTCCGGGTTCTCCCAAAACATCTTGGTCGAAAATGGCCAATGTTGGAAGACCATTTGGACCGTAGAGTCCGATAGTATTGCTCCTTCCCTGAAGATACTCAGTGTCCAGAGGATCTGCGGGACTGTGCTTCCAAGTTTTACCTGGATAATAATTTATATCCGCAGATGTTTTGAATAAAGAGTATGGAGTGGCTCCATCATTAGTGGGTACGTGAATATAAACCTCGGAATATGAGTTGACGTTATTCTGTACAGAGTTGACAATATCACATTCACCGATATACTTTACGACCCTTTCGTATCTTGGGATCGGTGATCCATTTCCAGTTAAATAATCGTCCTCTTCAGTCCATCTTTTTTCCGAATAAGGAAATCCATCTATTATTGATGTATTGACCTGATCCAATGATGCTACTACTTCGTTTGCATTTGCATCTCTGAATCGAACAGCACCAATTTCTTTTAGCCACTTCCAAAAAACTCTTTCGGAAACCGTCTTCTTTAGGTTTGGATCATAATTAGGATCACTTAAAACGGTAGATTCAAAATTCAAGCAGTAGTTCTGAAAAGATATTTCTAAACTTGGTGTGGTATTGCTTGGATTGGAAAGATTATATGTTCCTGATGCGGCATCCAAAAATGTCGTATCTATTGAATCAAATTGGATTGAATTTTCGCCATAGATAGGTGTAGCAAAATCCGGAATTTTCAGAAGAACAAACTTAGAAAATTTAAACTTTCTGAGAGAGTTATTAAAGGTCAAGGAAAGATCCTCTGCAGCAGAGCTGAAAGTATAGAAAGTTCCTCCCTGCGTCTGTAAAGGTCTTATGAAAGGGGTTTTTGCCATTTATTGCCCAATTTTTTAATTAATATGACACAGAACCTGCGTCAGATACAACCACCCAAGAACCTTGTTGCGTCACTGCACCCTGTCCTATTCTTGGCTCCCACATAAGGGTAACACTGTTTTTATATGGAGTTCCAGTCAAAGTTATTCCAGGAGCTCCTGAATATTGACCATCACCAGTTGAAAATCCAGTGTAGTAATTAGGAGATGGACCAGTTACTCCCGTCGGAATATATCCGGTTCCAGTTCCAGTGTTAATGATAGTAACTGTATATCCAGCGGGAATTGCTGAAGCCGTTGCTCCAGATCCGGTCGAGGCATACATGAAGAATCCAGTATATCCGCCGTTAGCATAATCGCACTGAGCATAGATAACTTTCTCGGTCAGTGTTAGTATATAGGGGTTTGAATAAGTTCCGGTTACCCCGCTTGAAGGAGGAGAAGGAAAGGGAGTTGCTGATCCTACGGAAGCTCTTCTGTTTCTTTCAATATATGTTCCACTAACTCCGTTTACAAATTGACCGTCGTTTACTGCGACTGAAGAAAATGTAGCAGTCGCTCCAAAGGTTGCTGGGCCTGAAGCGGACATTCCATTGGTTGAAAGGAATGTGGAAAAAGCTCCTGTTCCTCCTGCAACTGTTCCGGCTGCAGTAATGTTTCCGGCTGAAGCCCCGGTTCCGTATATTTGTACGGTTGGGGTTCCTGAGGAAGGCATAACTAAGCTATTTCCAATAAAGCTCTTAGCTTTGATCTGTCCACTAGAAGCAGCTGAAACATCAAGAGATCCTGTTAAGACGTTAATATTAAACGAGTCTTCTAGATCATTATATGCGTTTTCCAACAATAGGAAGTTGGAGTTAATCGTAAGCCTTGATCCCGAGATGGAATCAGTTCCAAGGATTTCGGTTATTGTAATAGCCATTTGAGAAGTTTTTTTTTAGTTATATATATCGAAAGGGCACAAACCCAATAATTAACATCGGGTGGTTTGATATATAACTTAAAGATCAAGTTCTGATAAATGTTCCAACACAGAAGCAGAAAACATGGATAAACAAAGCAACACTCAAAAAAGAAAACCTAAGAATCCAATCAGGTTTAAAATCTCACTAAATGAGGAGCAAAAAGAAGCCAAATCATTAATCCTAGCAAATCCAGTCACAGCATTAAGAGGTGCAGCTGGATCTGGAAAAACCTTACTAGCCGTTCAGGTAGCACTGGATCTTCTATTCACTAGGGAAATAGAAAAGATAGTCATTACCAGACCAACGGTTGCCAAGGAAGATATTGGATTTTTACCTGGGGATCTAAAAGAAAAAATGGATCCATGGTTAGCTCCGATCTATTCGAATCTTTACATGCTCTATGATAAGGACAAGATCGACAAAATGATCGCAGACCAGCTCATAGAGATTCTTCCCTTTCCTTTTATGAGAGGAAGAACCCTAGTAAATTCATTTGTCATAGTCGACGAGGCTCAAAACGTTACTATGAGCCAGATGGAAATGGTGCTGGGAAGACTTGGTATCGGTTCAAAAATGGCGGTGTGCGGGGATTCTTCCCAGATAGATCTTAAAAACAGAAAAGAATCTGGTTTTGATTTTCTCAATACCCTATCTGCAAGAGTTTCCGGAGTAAAGGTATTTACGCTGAAAAAGAATCATAGACACGAAGTAGTACCATCTATTCTAGAAGTCTATAAGGAATACAATTCCTAAATCATAATCTCAACGGGGGCTTCAAAAGCATCTTGGTTTTCCATTTGATTACCATAGATTGATCTATATCTGTAATCAAAGCTATTCACGGTTGCTGGAATAAGGTCTTCGGCATCTGGGCTTTTATGATCAATCACTCTGATCTTTCCGCTATGTACAACCGAAACTGGGTTTCCATTGGCATCCTCGAGTTCACAAGAAACGTCATAAAACCCCTCTTTAATGAACGTATAAATGAAATAAGGTGTTTTCCTTACCTTTAGCAAAATATCGCCCGTACCGGTGTCTATTAGCGTCCAGACGTGGTTCTTTTTACCGGGAATCAAAGAGTCTATAGGATTAATGAAGATGGTTGAAGCAATAGGGACCTCAAATTCATTCTTGAAAATTTTTGATTCCTTCCAAGACCAGGAGTGAGATCCCAGCCAGGATGAAACGTTTCCAATAGCAAGACCGGTATAGTACCTCTTCTTTGGAATCTTTAATAAAAATCCTTCAGTTCCCCCTGGCTGTGGAGAGGAAGCTACGAAAGGACTAAATTGAGTATTGGATCCCGTGAAATATCCAGAGAGATACAGGTTCTCATTTTTATCAAGTGAAAGAGCATTTCCGCTATCCATGCTGATTCCTCCCATGGTTACCAGGTCTATTAAAACCCCATCCTTGTCCCACTTACCTAGAAATATGTCATCATTTCCAAATGAGTTTGCAGTAGAGGGTGAGAAGGTTGTTGGACCAGTGTAAACCCCAGTGACGTAAATATACTCTTCAGAGTCACTAATTGCCGCATATCCATATGTCAGAGACCCACTAGTTGTCTTCATCCAGATAGACTTACCCGTTGGGGTAAACTTCATTAGATACAGAGAAGATGTCGGTGAGCTTATTGAATTTCCATCTGAAGCAATAGTCCCGGAGTATGTCCCAGTTAAAATCAAATGACCTTTAGGATCCATTACAATCTTAGAATCACCCGCAGTGGATGCTCCAAAATTCTTGCTCCATAGAACTGCTCCTGTTCCTGCGTCTAGCTTGGAGAAGTATACATCAGATCCAGATGAAGTTAGAACATTACCATCAAAATCTATAGATCCAGTATATGATCCGGTTAGATAGATGAAGATGTCCTGCATAATCACCATGTCATCTGTTCCTGCAAAGCTGGAATCGAATGTATTGGTCCAAACAAAATTAAGGATTTCATCGAGTTTAGAAACAAACACCGAAACACCCGATGTGGTGAAGGTTTGAGATCCCAATGTGACGGTTCCGGAAAATCTTCCTGAAATATAGATATTTCCAAATTTATCAAGTTCAATATCGAATGATTGGATCTGTCCCGTACCAACGGTGCTTACTATTCCGGAAGAGAGCAGGTTGCCATCAGGTGAATACTTGTTAATAAACACGTATTCATTGTTTAAACTGATCGTATCGGTATAGAATCCAGTTACATATATGTTATCGAATAAATCGGTTTTAACGCTGAATATGGACACATTTTGTGAGATATTATCTATTGATCTAGCCCATTGCAAAACTCCAGAGGAATTATACTTTAAAACGATCCCAGACTGGTTAACTCCAGAGTTTCCAGAAGTGAGATAAACATTCTGAGTCGCTATATTATTAACTTCGCCGGCAAAAACGGTTCCTGTGTATCCCCCTGTTACTATCACGTCTCCCTCGCGGTCGACTATACTAGAGAATAGGTAGTCGTTGCTAATATCTCCCATAGATATGATCCATTCCACATCGCTGATTAAAAGGTTCTTCTTTTTGGATGATATTCTTTCAACAGGTAAATTCTTCCAATAGTATTCATTGGTTGCTTTTCCATTGATAATGTCTCTCAGTGGGGCATATAAAAAAGTGTGATCTAGATCCAATGATGGAAATCTATTCTTTAAATTATTCACACTATATCTTTGCCAAATAGGTTTGCTCCATGAATATCTGTCCACATTAGGAAGATCCGGCCTAATTCCATCAGAATTCAATGTTATGTTATCGTATAAAGGACCAGGTGACCAATTAAAGATCAGATTTCCGTATCCATCTCCCAAAGTCGAACTATTTGTTAAAGATGGAAGTATTCCCTTCGGCTCGTGATAGATGAATTGGTACCCATCAGCTCCTGGGAATTTAGGGAGTGCGTGAATGTGTGGAACTATATAATCAACAAAATTGAGTTCAGTGTCGCTGAGATAGATGATGTTCATCGGAAAAACAGTAAATCCATTTTTAATGGTTTTCCAAGGGGCAGCCATTAATTTAATAGGATTCAAAGGAGTGATGCCATCAGCTTTATACTCATATTTGGTAAAATTGTAGCCGTTAAAATAGTATAGTATTCTATTGCTTGGCGATCCTCCATCAAGAATAAACCAGATATTCGCATTATTGGTTTCAACTATGTCAATAATCGCACCTGGAAATAAGTCTGGGTTTGTTCCATTGTTCCATACGGACCATCTGTTATAATCATAATAAACCAGGTTATTCATTGTTCCAAACCAGATGTGTCCCAATTTATCCAGCTCTATCGAATAAACATCATTATCTGGGAGGCCAGAATTCCCTGTATTATAGATTCTGAAATCTATTCCGTCGAATCTAGCCACACCATTATCTGTCGCAATCCATAGATACCATTCATTGTCACTATAGTATCGAATTCTCAGATCTCTAATATTCCCGGACGGAAGATCTGAGTTTAGAGTAGTATAAAGTCTCCAGCTATTTTCAGAAGCACAGTAGAACAATAAACCATTCTGACCAGGAGATCCGTATTCGGTACAAGCAATAAACAGATCGTTGGTGGAAGGATTCTCCTCCATTAAATTAAAATCCACAATGGAAGAGGTAAGAACAGGGTTTCCCTGGTTGTCCGCAAAATCTGAAATTGTATAGACATTATTCAGACTTGAGTCCCTTTCATTCCAATATACCAATGGAGTACCGGTTCCTTTAATACCAATGAATCTTCCACCATTTTCGGTGATCTCAATAAAAGAAGTAGTCAGTCCGTTGGAGGGTAGAGGACTATTAGTAGAATTATATGGATTCATGTTTAACCCATCAAAACTTACAAGATCACTTCCAGAAATCCACACATCTCCATTAAGATCCCAGGCAAGGGAAACTGGGCTTCCTAAAGAAGGAGAAGCAGTTGCAAACGGAACAGTAAAATGCGAATATCCGACATTTCTAGGTCCTGGGGTTGTTGACAAATCAGGAGAAATTGAATTACCCGAAATTCCAAAATTAAAAGGAAGCTCTGAATAGTTGCGAACAACATATTCAAATTTAGAAATTCCAGGATCCGTCGATGCGTTGAGCTGATCTGCAGCCTCCTTAAGATCAAGATAAGAATTTGGAGGAGAATCTTTTTCTCCTAATATTATGCCTTCCGTGTCCTTTCCAACTTTTATTTTATCTCCGTATTGGAGAGAATATAAATTAAACCCTCCTAACCAGTCATTATGGTAGTCATACATGTCCCAGGTCTGGGAATAAGCCTTATCGAACTCAAAGTCTTCGAAAGCATCCCAAGCTATTTTTTTAGTTCCCCAAAGGGCTGCATTAGGCGTTGGAGGAGCCGTTGTAAAATCATAAGCAACATATTCTTCTTTTTCATTTGATCCACCAGAAAAAGGTACGGATGAGGAATAAGAGAACATACATCCACTGGTTGTTATTGTCAGTAATTTTCCATTCCATGTTGATCCAGTATCGTCTGGAGCATTAATAACAAGGGTGTTCGCCCCGATATTAGTAGTGGATGGAGTCAAGGAATAAACAGTATAGTCGGGATATGTTACTAATCCATTGATAGCCTGATAAATGAGAGCAGATACTGAAGTTAATGATCCATTAAAATTAACATTGACTATCTCAACTCCATCAGCCTGAATAGTAATGTTCCCGTCTCCTATAACGGTTCCTCCCGAGATGACAGATGATAAGATCTGTGGAATCTCAAAGGTCGTTGGGTTAACTATCGAAGTTATAGGGAAAAGTCCATATGGATTACCAAGAGAATCATAGATCCAGACATTCTGATTAGCCGAATATCCGTGTGGGGTTGTAGTCTGCACTTGAGCAAGCGTTCCTGGACTTGGGCTAGATATCTGAACTATAGAATATGTGATAGCAGTAAAATCGAAGGAGGCATTAGCCTTTACTTCTGGCTTTTTGGTAAGGATCTCACAGTTCTGTCCTTCATTAAAGTTATTTGAATATTCAGGGAAATTATTAATGAATGTGGAAAGATCCTGAGTTTTTTCCTTGTGCTCCACAGGCCAGATCCATTGAGATTCATAGTCTGACCAGGTGAGAACAGTATTATCCCAATCATATTTTTCGGACTCTCTGTATCTCGTTATCGTATTCAGCTCTATATCCCTCGATTTTATTTCGATAGCAGATTTTTGAATTCCGAGAGAAATCGAGTTTAAGGTATCCCAAACTCTACATTGTATGTCATAAGTCCCAGTGTATGGTAAAAAATGTGGGACGACTTCAAGTTCATCGATTTTTCCTCTGTATGAAAAATAATAAGGCCTATCATCAGACTTTGAAATGGTCCATTCAATTTCATAGAAATCAAGATATTTGATTCTGTCCCATGAATAGGATCCTCCGGGGCTAGCGAAATTTTGATACCAATTGAAGATATACACATCGTCAAAAACATTCACAGGAATAACTTCCCATGTTGAAAATGTGCCACTTCCCGATGTGTAAATAATATTTATGTCCAACTGCCCAGTCAGAGTGTTATATCCACCAGAAATAACATATCCCAACATAAACTCGGTTCCACTTTGGTTTTGTATCCTAATGAATAGGACTTCAGAACCAACGGTAGAAAAATAGTTTTGACCGGTTGGAATATAAAAAGTCTGCATTGATGGCGTAACAGTAGGAATAGTTACGGTCGTGCTTGAACTTTGTATCGATAGGGGATATCCAGGGTTTGGAGATACTGTCGACGTGTAGCTCGCAACGTTTAATGAGGTTGCTGGATAAACAGGATTTAATCCGTCCCAATCTCCGCCCATATCATCCCATGAAAGATCAAAAGTCGTATTAGTTAAAACTATAGGACATCCTGCTGGAAAAACATAATCATTACCATTTTTGAATAATTTATATCCGGGTGGATCATAATCACCATCACCTAAAAACTTAGGCATTTTACCATATTCAATATCGACATAGAATTTTTTAATGGCATCGCTAAGCGATGTTATAGAAGGATATTGATATTCTTGAAAACTAGAATAAGGCTCGATGATATTTCCATAATGACTAAGTTCAGGGGTTTCGGGTAACCCGTCAACAACAGGGTACTGGAAAATATTGGGGTTGTTTCTCAGATAAAAAGGTCTAAGATCCTCGATGTACCCGTTCTTTGGTTGGATATCGAATTTAACCTCTATTCCAAGTTTGACGTCGTTTATTTGAAGCTGATCGCTCCAAGCTCTAGTCTTGTAAATTCCAAAATATACTCCCTCTCCGGTAATATCTATAATTCGGGCATTAAGGGGAAGATAGTCTCTTTTCAATCTCTCCTTGAGACCAAACAATTTCAAAAGAACCTCTTCGGGAGAAAACATAAAGGCATCTTCCACTACTGGGTATCCATACTGATCCTCGCTGCCATCTTCCTTTTCTCTATTGATATCATAGAAAAGACCAAAAAGTGAGGTCTTCTTATAAGATGCACTCGGAAATATCTCCTCGTATTTCTCTTTTATTCCATAGGTTCCATCCTTCCTTTTTCCGTATATCTCGATTTGTTTGTACTTCTTATGATTTTCATCGGCAAGCACATTTTCTATAGTCTGGACGGATTTCTGATTACTATATTTGTCAATGAAATTTTGATTTTGTTGAAGAGGGGTTAAGGTCTCATCAGCATCCGCTTTTAGATTTAGCCAATATTCTTTGATTCTCAGATCATAATAACCAAAGAATCTAATAGCATTTATAAGGGATTTATACGAACCCAGATAGGAGTATATTTTATCTCCTTCCAGTAAAAGCTCCTTTCTTTTTTCATTGACTTTTAGCCAGTCGGGATACCCTTCTTTAGGATCGGTTTCTCTCAATAGTTTGGAATCCTCTGCGGTAAATTTTCTACCAAAGTTTCCTAGTAAAACCGAAAATCTATCATCCTCGCCCTCTACCTCGCCATGAAAATCCATAACCAGGATCTTTTTGATATCAGACGGATCGCTTACATCTTCTAATATCAATCTCCTGTCATAAATCCCTTCAGTGGAGGATCTAAGAGCAACGTTAACTTGAGCTGCAGTAGAATTTATATAACCGGTAATTCTTATCCCATCCGGAGAAGAAAAGGTCTCGCTAAGATCCTCGTCTGGGTAAATATTTATTACGTCAACATTATTAAGTACCGGTGCATCCAGATTTGGATCTATTGAAAGGTCGTATGTGAATATGGTATCTGTCACATCAATCTTTCCATCATAATCGGATTCCCATCTAACTCTCCAATTACTCGTGCTAGGAACTGAAGGTGTATTATGGGGAAATCCATAAACGGTATTCATGGAGAGATTATAGAATTTTTCGAGAATGAAAATGTGTTCAATCTCAAACAATTCCTCGGAAACTTTAGGAAAAAGGACAGATCCCTCCCAATGGCTTCCATTCCATGAGAGATTATATTGATCTCCTTTTTTATTGAAGAATAAAAGATTCTTATATGACATTATCTAACGTACTTGTTATTTTTAGGAACGGTATAATTTATATAGTTCTTGATATACTTAGTGGTTTCAAAAAGTTGATAAACTACCGCTTCAATACTCGCTAGAATATCAGATCTATTTTTATCTCCATTAAGAATTTGGGGAGACATTGTCCTCTCAAATATTTTTCCCTCGTAGTCGAATCCCTTATTGAGTCTTACGTCGTTCTGAGAGTGTATGAAATCGTATATGCTATTCTTTACCGCCATAATTACTTATTTTTTAGGGCATTCTTATTGATCTGATTGACCTGTGTGTTATATGTCTGAGGAACTATTCTCCTGATATCTATGTTTACGGACGAAAGCTTATTCATATCAGCTCCTAGATCATAATATATTGAATTTCTATCTTCCCATCCACCTGATATTACTACTATTTCATTCTTCTCCATAATGATATCACCAAATTCATCAAATCCAATCTCATCAGATTCTGGATTTTCTTTTTTATTTTTTTCATTATTTTCTCCAACAAAATACAAGGAGACAGAGTCTACCCCCGCAACATTTTCAATAATTGCAATGAGATCGGATCTAGGTATTTTATCCCTTCTTCGGATAGAAAGAAAATAGTCACTTAGCAATGATACTATTTCAGATTTAACAGTTTCTGGATCATATCCCTCGAACATAGTCAGCACTATATTGACAACGTATCTGCTAATTATAGGGTCTAGGATCTTAACTTCCGTGGTCACAACCATTTGACCGCTTTCATCCAAAAGATTTAATATGCTGCTTCTCTGAGAATTTGTAAGCTTAAATTCGCTAAGAGCAATATCAAAGTATGTTTCATTTGACTTCAGCTTTTGATTAATGTCAGGGACTAATATGAGGTAGATGATATTATCATCATCCAAGTAGTTATCATTGAACGTGGTAAAAGCTTCTATCACGGAAAAAGCCCCAAATTTCTCAAAGAATGTGATGTAATTATCAGGGTTAGCCAAGACAAAGCTCCTAGAAGTTTTCGGAGCTAGAATCCTGGTCAAATCAATAGGTTCCTGGCTAGCACCCAACTGAGGAGCTATGGTACACTGGATCGACAAAACATCTTTTAGGGTCACAGAATTACCAAATAAATCAGTACCATCTGAAGTAAATTCCATAAGTGCCAAAAAGGCATCGCTGACATTAACATTTCCGTTAGACCCGATGGATTCTATATAATTTACTTCTATAGTGGATCCAAGAGGTGGAGCTGCACCAAAATTAAAATTACCAAAGAAAATATCGATTCCTGAAATCAAAGAGTTTTTAACAATGAATCCAGCGGAATTACGAGGCATATCATAGAGAGAATCGTATCTCTTCCATTCTCTACCATTGACAAGAACCTCTACCTCAAAATTTTCTATATTTGATGTTCCTCTGGATGAAATATTATAACTTTGCAGGAATCTTCCTGTTCCGGTAAATTGTTGTGTTTTTCTAGCTCCCTCGATTATTGATGCTGTAACCACGGAGTTCTGATTCAAGTTGATCCTTACGTAGTCTGAATTTAACTTAACTATATAAGAGGCACCATTATTTAAGCACTTGAGTTCAGCATAATTTGGTAATAAAACTGCTCCTCCTCTAACATCATCAATGTTTTTACCATTCCATCTTATTTCTATTTCGCCTTTTGCAGAGATTGCTCTTGTTGCGGTGTGACCAGCCAAAGCGGCCAGACCATAAACCGAAGCTTCTCTGGTTGCCTGGTTTATATTCAATTCGGATATGGAATCTTCGATGAAGAAAAGAACCAGCTGAACTAGGTTTTCAAGAACGAATATTATTTGACCCCAGACTGAGGCAACAGTAAATAATTGGGCAGACTGAGAATATCTGTTCTGAACCAAAGTCAGTGTTTCGGAAAGAAGATCCGATATTTTCGCTTTATTTTTAGATAAAAAGTCCATTCTTAAATTATTTTTATTCCCAGTATTGGATTTCCTTTGATTGCAAAATCAATAACGCATGCGTCCCTAAAATCTCCCTTAAAAAATCCAACCTTAAATTCGACCTGGAATGTGGATCTTGATAGTGGCACATACGTCATTAGTTGCATTGCTATAGCTTGTTCTAAGGTTGCCTGATCTACTTCAAGATCAAAGATCAAAGATTCCAGATCTATACCAAAATAAGGATCGCCCAAAACCTGTCCTGGTCTTGTTAGCATCATATTTTTGATCATACCAATTAGGATCTCTACCTCATTATTGGTCTCAAGATATCCCTCAGTGTAATTGGGATCATCGGGGTTTCTCGGATATATTTCTACCATTCTAGCCATAGCTCTCTTATATATTTGATTCTTTTGAACGAGCTATTTTATAGGGACTGGCCGCGGATCATTTTAATCTTGGAGCTACGTGTTCAAGATCAAGATCTTCCAGAAGTGTTTTTGCAGCAAGTCTCTGTATTCTGAGAACGACATACGAAGAAGGATTAAATTCAGCTGGTCTGCTGGTAATGTATGTTGCAGAGTTTATTAAATCAAATGCGTTTATTCCCGAATCTGCGGTGGAAAGCCATCTATCGGATTTTTCAAAGAGTTCTTCACCATACGATTTAATTAGTGAATTGGTTGAGAATCCTCCTTGTTCTCCACCAGGATTTAGAGAAAGAAGCCTAGATATCTCAGTAGAAGCATCTTGTTCCAGTATTTTTCTAAAAGACAAAAATTCTCTAACACTGGCATTATGACCTTTAAGCTTCAATATACCAACATTTATGTCATTAATTATGGTATAATCGGGTTTCCCAAGTTTAACCTGAAATGCTTTTTTTGGTGATTCCCCATGTGAAATAACATACTTGTTGGTCTTAACTGGTCTGACCATTCCATTTGCACAAACAACCCTTTCCATATAGGGTTCCATAATAACCCCAAACGGATCTATAGTAACTGAATGCCCGGTTTTCCAAACCTCTCCATACGGAAGATCGTATTTATTTTCATTCGTAAACTGAAGTATCAATTTACCATCAGTAAAAACAGATGAGCTAAGATTGATTTTTCTATCTGTAATCTGGGTGACGGAGTTGGCTAAAGCCTTTCCAGTTTCATGATAAACGTTTGGATTGTATGTGGAGGGAACAGATTTTACTTTCTTAATTATTCCACCATCTATATACATGGCTAATCCCTGATCGGCAAACATGCCACAGAGCGCAGATTTAACTTCATCCCAGCTTTCCATGTTAGGACCCACCTTTTTAATGAATCCCTTTTTAATCTGCATGTTTTCTAAGAGATCGTTTGCTGCTTCATCTGCAACGGGGACACCCGCGATATGAACTCTCCCGTTTATAATATCAAGGGATTTTCCAGATTCGAATTGGACGGAGTGACCGTCAGCTTTGGCTACTGCGGATATCACTTCGCCCGCAACATCAAAATTCTTGTAAGTCATATCTATTTTATTATTTTTTCGCCATTTTGATTATAGATCCAGAATTCGAAGGAAATTCCAAGATTTATACATGCTTCTCTTTTCAATATACTTCTAGAATAACCCGAATTATACGTATAATCGCTCTTAACCTCTATTATCTTATTCTCTGAAATTATATAGATATCAGGATAATACTTCTTATTTTTTCCCTCATATTTATCAAAATACCATATCTTACCGGTATATTCTTCTATGGCTTTATTGGATACTATTATATCTTCTTCTTTGTAGCCTTTATTCAAGAGATCATTTAAAGCAAATCCCTCATATCCCTGAATCATCTCTATTCTTCCAGAGGGAAAAACAAATATTTTTTTCTTGTAGGAAGTATTTAGAGATTTTTCAAAAGATGGTGTATAGTGCATCACTTGCTCTACACCATATTTGGCTAACATCGTTTCTCTGAATTTAGTCTTAAAATCCTCGCTTTGAACATACCAGTCTGTTCCATGTTTTCTTCGATTAGTTTCTCTAGATTTAGATTTTATCTCTTCCGAACACATGCTGGAATTTCCACCATATTTAAGATTGTTAGCCGCTCTAGATTTTTCTTTGACTATTGAATTATTAAGGGAATGTTCAAAACCATACCTTTCCAGATTGGTTTTCTTCTTTTTGTCTTGCGTGGGTTTCAGCTTGGTTGGGTGTCCGCCATATTTTTTATCAAATGTCTTTCTTGTTTTAGTTTTAAATTCATTGGTTTCTGTATAGAAATCAACGCCATATTTTTTCCTGTTATGTTCCTTTATTTTTTGAAGTGCACCAGGAACTTCCATAGGATTTGTTGTGCCGTGTTTTTCCAGCATTTTAGCACGGGTCCTCTCTAAATTATATTTCTTGTTGCATGATTCTGCCATGCAGGTACCATAATAGTTGACAGAATTCGTTGGTTTTTCTCCGTATCTGTCTATTGAAAATTTTGGGTTTTTTGCGAACATTCTCGGGGATGCACAATATGGACATTTTTCTATTTCATAAAAATTGAACCAGACGTGATAAAATCTTTGCTGAATTGATATTTTGGGGAGATCATAAACAGTATTAAGGAAAGGAGTCAATGACTCTAATTGGCTAACAATATCTGGGTCATTTGAGACTTTCTGTATAATGCTACCGAATGCTTTACCATTCTTGGGCCTCCATGATTCAATTTTTTCTAATATACACATAATCCGTTTTTGTTGTATATATCGAAGTCCACTGTGTTTATTTCAATTCCACTGCAAGAAATAAGAAGGCGTATTCTCGTCTTTTATCTGTTGTAGGATTTCCGTTTTCTCGTTTTGCCCCAGAGTCTGAATATTATTATAGTTGATTCTAACTCCACCAGGAAGATTATACTCAAACATTCCCAAGAGTCTTCCGATATTAATCTTAGACTCTGCGAGAACATACCTCACAAATAATTCATCATCATATAGAGATTCTTCAGGAATATCTATGAAAGCTCTAACTCCAACATCCTTACCAACCAATTGAAAGTCTTGACTCCCGGTTCCTGCAGAGGATCTCGCTGGATCCCTACCAAGAATGGTTAATCTCTTTGTGTTTTTGTTATAGTTGAATGCAAAGGTCTCCAAAAGATAAGCTTTTGCAAGATCGAAGAATGAGTATAAAACTGTTCTATAAACAAGGTTATCCCCAACGAATGGTGATAACATAAGTTCAGATCCGAGCAATTTAGAGTCTCCAAAATCCCTGTCTGGAGTTCCGATCAATCCACTCGCTTGAACCTCTCTTACGTCATAAACTGATCTCACACATTCGGGCAGCTGAATCTGTCTGGTTGCGGCAAAGGAGGGCGAAGTAAAAAGTTCCCTCCCAAGAATAAATATCTTCTCCTCGACTGCATATTGGTAATTATCATACATAAAGGCTCGAGCCCTTTTGATGATTCTTTTTATTTCCTGATCATTTAGATTATACGGCAAAGCACATGAATGTGAAAGCTCGTCTTTTACTTCTTGAATGAGTTGCGCCTCTGTCATTTTCTGAGATTATTTATTGGTCCCATCGTGTCGGGTATTCCAGTCGGCTTCGAGTTTAGATTTCTAAACATTGCAGAAACTGGCTTCTTAGCATCTGGATAATTTCGATCCTTAAATTCCGGATTTATTTGAATCCCGCTTTTTTTCTTGCCGTCTGGTTTTTCTTCTACTATCTCGGTTTCCTCTGAAATGAATGCCATATTTCCAATAAATCCGGATCTAATTATGCCACCTTTAACTGTGCAATTAATCTCCTTTTCGCCATTATCGATATATGAATCGATGATTTCGTTGGTTGGATGGATTTCACTCTTTGATATTTTGCTTTTCTTTATCTCATTATTGGTTAAAAGATCACAATTATCGAGATTTCCACCATCGATATGACATCCAAATAGTCTACAGTTATAGATGTTACCTGAGAGCTTGCATTCTATGAGATCCATATCTCTTAGAAGATATACCCGATCACTCTCAGCGTCCTTCAATTGAAATTTAGTAAGCTGCGTGTCATAATTCAAATATCCTCTGGTTATTCCGTTTTCCACAATGACATCATAAAGAACCTCTCTGATTTGGTTAAAATATGATCTCACAACCTGTTCATTGGATTTAAGATCTACTAGGACAGTTAATTCTGGGAAGTTTTTAAAGAATAATTCAGGCTCAATGAATGATGACGATTCTTTATAGATATCATTTAGATTTTTCTCTAATTTGGATGCCTCTGTTGGCGTGAACTCCTCATTAAATAATAGAACTTGGTGTGTGTATCTAACTATGTGATCGATTACTTCTTTAATCTGTACATATTTTCTCTGATAGTCACTTCCTCCAAGATATCTAACTTCAAAATATCCATCTTTAAGCTTGGTAAAATTGATCCCGTTATTCTTTTCTACAGGAACTTTATATTGATTCTTGTCGATGTATGAAAGCTTTCCTGGAGATAAAAACTTATTAGCCGGGGTTATTTTTTTGATAGATTTTGCATATAAAGATCCCCTTCTGTCAGGAAATCTTTCCCAAATATAATCCTCATCAAATCCGAGAACAAATTTAAGGAGATTGAGTGATTCTATACTAGGAAGACTAGGGTAAATACTCTTATCGAAGCTAACGCCAAACTGAAAAGCGCATTTTTTGTCTGTGTACCCATTTTCATCGATCCATTTGAGAATTCTGATTAAAATCGGGATTGCCTCAAAATAAGGAAGAGGACCCGTGATGAGTTCAGTCATCTTGGATCCCCCCGAATAATCTGGCTCTAATTTAAACTGTTCTCTGGTTGGAACAAATTTAGAGTGATATTTTTTGAATACGTGTATTTTTTTTCCAATCTCCGGAGAAAGCTGTTTGGCAATTTCTTTTTTAGTAAAATTGGAATAGAATTCAAATTCCATTCCAATCAGACAGGAGCTGAAAAAGTTATTTGCTATTAGATTTTCCAATTTTGGCCTCTCTCAGTTGTATTTTGAGAGTCGACGCATCAACACTCAAAACCGAGCAAGATACCTCTTGTCCCGGGGAATATTCGTTAATTGGTTTAGCCAGTTCTTCCCTTTCGATAAGTCCATTAAAGCCGTTTTCTAGCTTTACAAAAACTCCGAATGTCTTAACTTTACTAACCTCTCCTCTATATATTTTATTTTCCCCGGGTTCCCCCGAAATGTTCTTCATTTCCTGTAAGGATTTGTTTTTTTCCGATGGTTGATTTAATGTCAGTCCAATTCTGGATGGATTCTTAATATCAGAAACCCAGAATTCGATTGGTGAACCTGCAGAAGCATGAATTAAGTTTTTATCCGCAATCTGGTCGTTAGGAATCAGTCCAGTATAGATATCGTCCCATTCCACAAAAAGACCCAAATTCTCAGCGTATCCTGTGATGTATCCTTTATATTTTTCTGTGAAAGAAAGCTCCTGGACCTTGCCTCCAATTATCTTCTTGAGATATTTCTTAAAGGAGACTACGAATATGTCTCTTTTATCGTCGTACATTTCGACCATTACATTGATCTTCTTACCTAGATAAGAGGTGAAATCCATGATTCTATTTGCTGCAGCAAGACTTCCTGGAAGGAAGCATCTAACACCAGATAGATTTACCATGAATCCTCCATTGCAAAGGGATTCAACTTTGACCGAGAAGGCATAGTCGTTATTCTGAAGGGCCTTAAGAAGTTCATTTTTAACAGACTGCTCGTGACCTGCAGAAAGAGATCCAAAATATGTTCCGTTTTTGTCTTTAAGCACGACAATATCGATAACATCACCAACTTGAAGATCATATTCAGAATATCCAAGATTCCTAATAGATTTGATTTCTTTTTCCAGGTTTATGATGACTGATTGTCCTACTCCGGATTCACAAACCGCAACACCGTTGCTTATATGATCCACTCGAACTCTAACAGTGCTTCCACTGTCAAATTCCTTTCCGTTTTTCATCCCCTCATCGGAAAAAGATTCTGAAAAATTCTTTTCATAAAGATCGTCAAGTATTTTTCTATCTTCCACAGAGTATTCGAAGCACGTGTAATTTTTTTTTCTAGCCATTTTTAAGTTTTTAGTGAATGATTATTTACTCTCTTTTTATCAACAATGTACTGAATAATTTCACCATTTAAAGAAACTTTTTCACGTTGAGAGCTTTCTGGATTTCGCTAGGAAGCTCGGGTATTGGATAAATTAGATCGGTACCAAAACAAAATTTAAAGAGACCAGAAACGTCGGCTGCACTTCGCAGGAATTCGTCAAGATAAACAACAAAATAAGCATTCTTTAGGGAAAGCCTTTTCCAGTCTGGTAGGTCATCAGAAAGAGCTATCGGACTGATTATATTGATCAGATTTCTTCCCAGAAGAGGAATAATTGGCCAGGGCAGGAACGATAGGATTTTAGAAGCTACCTGCATTATAGGATTTACTATAACATCAGCTAGTGGTATTTTTGGAACCCCAACCCAATACTTCCAAAGAAGGCTAAGAGGTATTCTAGCAAAAGGAGGAACTCCCAGAGACATTAAAGCCATTTCAGCTATTCCCGTGGGTCTGGAAGGCGGAAGAACTGGGATCTGTATAGGACTTAAAAATGGAGGTATTGGTCCATTTGGGTTGATCGTTTCATTAATCATGTTTCTCGTCAACTTGACGATATCCTGGGAATTTAGATTCATGAACTTAGGCGAATCTATATCATTTATCTCAGGCATAAATTTATCTATATTGTTTTCCACAATTCCTGAAATAGCCTCGGACAAAAATGTTTTTACAATAGATCCCGGAATTATTATCTGTGGAATCCCGCCAGCTAGCATAGACTGAGATATTTGATCCTGCTTTGGTGGAAAGACTAGAGGAAACTCAAATGCACTAAATGCGGATCCAAAACTAGAGCTAACTTTGGATAGGTTTGAAAGTACCCCCTGTGGATTAGGAAACTTAGATATAATAGGCTCTTCTCTATCAATTATGCTCCTCTCCAAATTAAGCGGTTTCAGTGCAGATGCAACATTGAAATCAGTGGGATTCTTGATGGCATTTTCAACATAAACCGGATCATTATTTGGGGTTTTTCCCAATCCCATCTTTTTAGCAAGTAATCTTTTGAAGTCCTTAACCCTCATTATGATCTTATCCTCACCATTTATCGTTCTGGTAAATTCTGCAAAATCACTTCTCAGCAGAGGGACTGATCCTACCCCAGTCATTATTCTGATGTATATTCCCTCCAAAATAGGATTAGGTGGAGAATTAAACTTTAAATTTCCGGGTGCACCCTCTGTTACTTTGATTTCAGGAAATTTAAAAGCTCCCTGTAAATTACCCAGTGATGCCACGGAAAATGCTCCTTCTCTAATTTTTCTATTAATTCCCTTTTTATCTCCCTTCATCAGTTTATGAGCGGTAAGAATCATTTCATTCTTAACAGTCGCTGCCACCTCTAAAAATTGATCTTCGTTCATGGATGTAGGATTTCCATTGAATGAAAAAATAATAGAATTGGAGTTGGTCAAATTCTGATTATCAGAATCAAAGGACGAAGAAGGTTTTAATTTGATGTTTTTCAATACAAATCTCATTTCCTCTCTCAGATTAAAAAATTCTGGGGATTTACTAGGAGTGAGATCCGCCTCTATATCGTCTATATTTTTCTTGAAATTAACAACACTCGGAAGATCGAATTTCAACTTATCTTTATCCTTAGGAAATCTGATATCCCTGGGAGTCGTCATTTTATTATTGAAAAAATCTTTGATCGTCTTAGCCAGTGCCTTTTTTCTTGCATCTATCAGTTGATCTATATCAGACTGAGAAATTGTATCATCCGGTTTTTCATCGTCGTAGAGCGCAGCTCTTTTTTTATACTCCCTCCTTTTTTCATCTATTTCGGATTTTAGGCTTCTTTCTCTCTCCTGAGACTCAGTAAGAAATCTCACATCCCTCGGTGGCTCAACTCTGTCCATTATTTTATTGAGATTAGTTGAGATTTCTTTTACTATATTAGACGGTGAATCCAAAGTCTCCAAACCAAATCCAGGGAGTGGAATGAGTTTTTCGGGTATTCCGTGAGTCAGTTTTTCTTTGATCTTCTGGAGAGGATCTGTAATTTTGGGGTCAGATTTTCTTGGAATGAATCTTGGTCCTCTGAGTCCAGTTAAAAACAGAGATGTTCCAAATAGGTTCTCTCTTATATAAACTAGAGGAGATGGCATGAATCCTCCTATGAACGGAATAAAGATCACAAGCAATCCGAGATTAAATGGAAGCGGGATAACTATAGGATCCACTATTGTCCATATCATCGGTAACGGTATTCTGATAAAAGGTTGTCCGTCTATTGGGTTTACCAAAGGAGCTATAGGAATAATAGCAGGTGGCAAATAGCCAACAGGCCAGTATCTGAATCCAAATCTAACAGAGGGTCCACTAGCAAGAAAAAATGAAATATCCTCGACAGGAGGAAGCCCATTGGGATATGGAAGCAATCCAAGAAGCGTAGCATTTTTGCTAAATTCTTTCCACCAGCACTTCTGGTATATCGTGGGACAGTCAGATGAATTCGACGGGGACTGAAGATAGTTAGATTGTGCAAAATCACTTCCTGCAGGACCGCAACATGGCGGAGGACATTCAGGACTTTTTCTAGGATATGGAGTCTCACCGGCTGGAGCCGCTGATCCTGGAGCTCCGCCTCCTGCACATGACAGATTAGCGAAGGAACCAGATATACCATTCCCGGAAAGAGAATTTTTAAGAGTAGTGATTCTCTCGGAAACGTATAGAATTAAATCCTCAATCTCATTATAGCGGGTTGTAATTTCATTTCGAACTAGCACGATAGAATCACGAGCTCCGGCAGTCCCTATAATATCCACTGCATTTTTAGCAGCTGCAGATTTTCCTGATAAAATTATGGAATCCACTCTCGGATTGATAAGATTTCGTAAGATCTCTTGGTATTTAGCATCCCACTTTTGTTTATAGTTGCTCCAAAAATCTAAGAAAATTTGATTGGGAGATCCGTCAGGATTTAATGAAGAGGGTCTCAGTTTAGAAGGATCCCTAGCGTCATTGTCGCCTCTTTCTTCCGGAGTAAAAAATACCCATGGCATAGCAGATCTTTCAATCAACCTTCCATATAAAAATCCCCTTTTGGTTTCTATTTCCAATAAGATCTGATCCTTACTTTTTCCGGATGATATGACATCAGAAACGAAGTCATAAAATTCCGCTACATCCTCAGATCCTCCACTGCCTGTATGTATGAATCTTAATCCATCTCCAACACTATCAAAATACTTTTTGGTTCTATCAAAGAGGATTCCATCCTGAAGGTATTCCTGTCCTATTCTGATTTTATTTTGATCAACTTTTTTTACCTTTCTTGTTGGTTCTTTTAAATCACCCTTTAAGCTAGGCATTTGTGGCTCATCTATTTCTTCATATGGAGTGGGGTCATCCTTGAGTGTGGGAAAGCTAAAAGTGAAACGAACAAATGGGTTTTCTGTGGAATTATATGATGTACCATTAAATCTAACAGAGAAATTCCTTACCTGTGAAATGTAATTCTGTACAGAATTTGCATTATATGGGGTCACACCAGAAGACTGCGTTGACACCTTATCAAATTCAGCTAAAAGATCATCAAAGTAGGATTTTACTATCTTGTAGTGCAAATATATTTCCTCTGCCTGTTGCTCAACCCTAATGAATCTGCCTAGTAGATCAGCATTGGCAGTTATTCCTTTTTGGATATTATCAGCCTCTTTTAAGCATTCGTCTATCCTATCTATAATATCATCAGGGACAACGGGATCTGGTTCAACTACTCTATCCGGGGTTTTTTCATCAACGGGATCCGCACAGATTTCCTCTTTAATTTCTATCAGATCCTCTATTTTGAAAAGTGGTTCTCCTGTTAGAAAATCCTGAGGATATGGGGGATCGCAATCTATATCATTTACTAATGGGGGTTCATCCACTAAAAAGTCACGGGAATCTTCAGCATAGGAGTCCTCAATATTATCAAAGGATATTAGCTCATCATCAGGTGAATCCTTGTAGAGTGATACACTATTATTTGCTGCAGTGTTCGTATCTGCATCATCCTCGTTGGTGTCTTGATTTTCACATGGTTTTCTTCCAGCTTTTTTAGAATTAAGAGAAGATCTAACATCATCAACAGCTTGTTGTATAGTCTTATTCGTTGGTTTAAGCGAGAAGTGAACGGGCTTGCCTCCGCTCATTATAATATCGAAAGATATGGGGAATCCAAGAACGTTTATGGTTCTCGATTTTTTATTCATGAAATTTGATGGCTTTCCAAATATGGATGGATCTAAATTATCAAATATCTCCTCCTTTATCGAATTCAATGCTTCTTCAGATTCCGAGCTGATCTCTTTTTCTACCTCAGAAGATGTCTTTTTACCACTCCATGCCTTAATAGGGTTCTTTTGTGAATAAATCAGTTTAAGAACCTCCGAATAAAATTCGTCGCCTTCATATTTACAAGAAAGATCCTCTATCCTCTCGATTGGAACCGAAAGGGGCTTAGGGTCCAATGATTTGACCATTTGATCAACAGCATCCTGAAATAATTTTTGCTGATCCTGAAATTCCTTCTCAGGATCTATTTCTACAGAATCGGGTACCTCATAATTTTCACCGAAAATAGTTTTAAGAACAAATGAGGTACTTAGATTGGTTGGATCTGTACTAAGTAATTTTTCTACGATGGAATCTGCGGACCCATTTAATTTAATCTCATTCGCCATATTATGTATTATCCCTAGTTACTCTCACTGTTTTGCTGGTAGAAAGGATCTCGTATGTTGCGGCAAGTGTGGTATTGACCCCAGGAGTCGCGGGAACTTTAGAATCAACAGCTGCCGAAAGCTTTTTTAAAAAATCCCATAAAGGCTCAGCGCAAATTGCAGAAAAAACTGGGTTGTGGCCAAGATTGGTTGTTTTTCCATCCGCATGGAATTCTTCAGAGGTGTGCTTTATCTTATTTACCCCAGTGCAATTTATCTCCTGATCCGCATATTCTGTAATAATCCCACCCCTAAGTTCTATAGAGGTAGTATCGTCTGCATGTGAGATCAAAATAGAATTATCATTTCTGATTATAATCCTAGAGTCTTTCAGATCTATAACCAGTCCTTTTTCTACGGTATAGAACATTTTTAATCTTTCTATTCCGTCATATATCAGGGAATGAGCTCCATCATAGCTTCTACTGATTTCATCAATAAGATCAGGGGACAATTCCTGTATTGCCTTATATTCTGGACTGTAATAGTTTCTATTGTTGAATTGAACATGTACAACAGATCCTAATTTTGGCACAGAAATTCTTCCGCTTCCTCCACCGTCACCATATGACATTTCGAATCTCTGATGTGCCCATGGTATTTCCTCATTATTAAGATCATCAAAAATTCCGAAGACTTTAACCTTAGCACGTCCTTTAAATTCTGGATCTTTATTATCCACAACAACCCCTAAATAATGAGTTACCTCAGCATTTGATTTTTTAAGATTTTCCCGGGTTACAAGAGCCATATATTTTATACTTAATTATTAGATCAAGTTCCACTATTCGGATAAACTCTTCCTAGATTACCTCTAACAGATAACATGGCCTGCGAATATTCATTAGCATCTATCCCGTCATATAATCTATCTGGTAATCCCAAATCACTACCTGGAACATTCTGATATGCGTCTTCGACTGGTTTTTGGTATATTCTTGAAGGTGCTCCTAAGGAATTACCAGGAACGTCATTATATTCATCAGAGAAAGAATTAGGATATTCTCTAGCAGGTAAACCTAGATCATTTCCAGGAACTCCCACATACGTGTCTTCATTTGGTTGAGAATACACTCTATTAGGCGCCCCAAGATCATTTCCGGGAACGCTAGCAAACTCATCCGTGTTTAAACCTGGATATTGACGATCAGGTAATCCAAGGTTGGATCCAGGGACACCATCATAGACATCTTCTGATGTCTCAGGATATACTCTAAGGGGAACACCCAAATCGGACTCAGGTACCCCAACGTATTCGTCTGCTGTGGAAGATTGATAAGCTCTGTCGGGAAGTCCCAGATCTGTTCCTGGAACATTTCCATAAGCATCACCGGTCGGCTGATTGTATACCCTTCCAGGTAATCCAAGATCCTGCCCAGGAATGTCGCTATATTCGTCTCCTATCGAAGGAGGATAGGATCTATCTGGTAATCCCAGATCTGGTCCAGGAACATCGACATATTCATCTATATTAGGCTGAGTATAAACTCTTCCAGGTAATCCTAGATCCGCACCAGGTACATCTGAATATTCATCTGCTGTATTGGATGGATATGTTCTTGTTGGAAGTCCTAAATCCGCACCAGGAACATCCGCATAAGAGTCTCCGGTAGGAATAGGATATGTTCTTCCAGGAACTCCAAGATCCGCTCCAGGAACATCAGAAAATTCATCTGCGTTATTCGAAGGGTATGACCTAGAAGGTAATCCTAGATCTGCCCCAGGAACTCCTGAATATTGATCGGAATTTACAGTGGGATAAACACGATTTGGTACCCCAAGGTCTGTACCGGGTACCTGATTATACTCATCGTCGTTATTGGCCTGATATGTTCTATCGGGTAATCCAAGATCAGATCCAGGAACCCCTTGATATACGTCATTAGAAGGCTGCTGGTAAACTCTTCCGGGAAGACCTAGATCTTGTCCTGGTACTCCTGAATATTCATCGCTATTGTTGCTAGGATACGTTCTATCAGGCAAACCAAGGTCAGATCCCGGGACGTTTCCATAGATATCATTAGGCCCCAGAGGTCCTGATGGGGCTCCAGGTCCTAAAACATTTCCTAAATTCTGTGCAGGGTTTTCAGGAACAGTGAGATACACATCATCATTAACTCTTGGATACTGCCTTTGCCCTGGACCTCCTAGTCCAGTAGATTGAGGATCAGCGCTCTTAAAAGGATTAGGAACTCCAGATTTTAATCCGTTCACCAGACTGAAGGCATCATTAGTAGCCTGTGTTAATTGCCCAGGTTGAAATCCATAAATATTTCCGAGCAATTTGGATTCAAGAAAAGACACAGCTTCGTTTTTTAACGTCGATACCGTATTCGTCACAAAATTAGAGGCAAGCTGGGCAAAATAATCCCCAGGATTTGCTTTATCGCTAAATGTTAGTTTCTCAAGACCAGAGGTTTTATCATAGTCCATTAGCGTATATCCGTTATTTGCTCCACCCCCAAACATCTGGTCGTGTGCTTCTTCTCCTTCTTCGTGTATATCCGTATTTGCTCCACCCCAAACATCGCTAAGAACCATACCTTTTATTCCATTATCTTCCTTATACTCATTTAACTCGTTAAACTGTATCTTATAATCCTTGACCCTACCAACATGTATTTTAAAGGAAGTCGATACCATTTGTCCCCCTGCATTATTGATCGTTTCAAAAGAAGGATACGTCGAGTCAAAATCAAATTCACATTGATCTAGTTGATAAATATAAACATAGGGTTGCCAATTATATCTAGAGGATTCTATGGGATCCACTCCTGTTGCCTGATCTGGTCTAGTTGATTTATTCAGAAATTTTTCGGTGCTATCCAATAAACCAGTTTGGGAATTGAAATCAGAAAGCACATTGGCTATTTTCGCAACTGCAGGAACCGAAAATGGATTCAGAACATCGCTCATATTAAAGTCCATCTGGATGTTTCTGATCTCAGTGACAACTATCCACATTCTGAACTTTCTTAGGTTCTCTGGTAACATTACTCTGTGATGCGTGTAATCATATACCGCCTTTCGATAAAGCTCTGCAAGAGCAGATATTCTCATGTCTATAGATTCTAAACAATTAATTGTCAGCTCCCCAGATCTCATGATTTTTCCACCTGGTTTGCCGTATCTAGGTACAGAAGCAGAAACCAGTTTATCAAGTCCGGAAACAGACTGAAAATACCAGGGCGAGTTTTTATTGATATACTCCCATCCACTACCAAAAGCTCGGATCATCTCAGCTCTCTTTTTTGATCTAGTTGATAAAAAAGATTGAGCTCCTAGGTATCCTACGCCTCCGTTGATTGCAAACAAGCTTTTTCTTCCTTGCTCCGATTTTAATTTTGATCCATAGAAAAAATCCATACTTGTGGTATATGATCCAGGAACATTAAGTGCATTAAATTGCTCGCTTCCACTTAAATCTTTTTTTCTAAAAAGAGGAGAAATAGGAAGAAATGTTTCTTCCTCTAATAATCCGGTGTTTCCGAAATCAAAAATAAATCGGAATGAGATATAGGTAGGATCCTCTTTTTTACCGGATCTTGTGCTTCTTAGCCCCTTTAAAAATTTTTCTCTCTGAAAATCTATTTTCCTATCAAGAGACGTTTCGTCCGGTACTAATCTATTTTTAAGGCCCGTTCCTAATTCACTTGCGAAGTTTGCCATGTCTATTCCACATTAGTTTCATCCAAAGTTTCTGGGTCGGATGCTACCCCAGGATTTAAAGTCCATTCTTTTTTGCCCAGTATAAGGGTTTGTGAGATGCCCTCACTCTTTTTATAATTGATCTCTATTCCCAGAATAACATAATTTCCAGAAAGAAATAAATTGCTCTTCCTAGACTCTGGATCTTTAGTGCTATTTCTCGCAGGATCTTTACCTATATAATTCTTAGAATCTGAGGCAACTGTGGTACTCCCCTCGTGTACTATATTAACCAAAATATTCTGTCCCCTATATACAAAAGGAGTCCAAGCCCTATTCTTGATTCTCAACAACATTTTATAGTTGTCATTCTTGTTCAGAATATTCTGAACGAGTGCTTGTTGTATATTTTCGTGCGTGTTATCATGATATACTGTTCCGATGTAGGTTTTTTTAATCTCATCCTTATATAGATTCTCTCCCAATCTGCCCTTGTTCAATGTGTCTCTCGTACCAAGATTTTTATTAGTGACACTCTCTATGTTATACGTGACGAATTTATTTTTGGGTTTATCAGAAACCAGCTTGGAATCGTAAAATTGTATATTCTGAAAATATCCGAGATCATTATTGATTCTACCAGCATTATGTTCGACAGAAAACGCAGTTATAAATGTGGGATATTTTCTTGAAGTGGATGCATTAGTAAATATCAATGGAAAATCACCCTCTATAGGTTTGGTTCCTCCTAAAATAGATTTATTCTCGTCAACTCCATAAGGAAGTTTTAGGATTTCAACCTCGTTGTTTTCATCAAACTGCCTTCTCATATTTACAAAGTTGAGATTATAATATTGATCTATCCAACATTCGAAATAATCCTCATCTGAAAGCCAGGAGGCAGAAGAAACATTCCTAATGAATGAGTAATAATCAAGATTTGGGGAAATCCAGGTCATCTCATCAAACGTCTTTTTTTCATTAGATGAAAATCCCAAACCAAGATCATTTGATATTTTAACCAAAACATCATATGACGATCCTTTTATGGCTTTACATATATGCTTATAAATTTTGGGGATTCTGGTCTCTCCTCTTATAGTAAATGTGATATATCTCCCGCTAGGTGCATCACTATCTCTATCTCCCATGTTACTTGACAGCGGCGCAATTACCTCTGTGATAATAAAGTCCATTCTGAGCGGCTTGTATTCTTCACCCAATGCGCGAATATACAAAGAAATAATATCTCCATCCTTAGGGTACGAGGTAAATAAAAATCTTTCGTCTATGGTCTGAAATCTAAAGATAAGTGTGGGGATGAATCCGCTCAAATCAAGAGTAAACATCTGAAGTCCGGAGACAAAGATATTATTGATTTTAATTAAAGGCTTATCAAAACCATAGGATTGTTTTTGTGTGTTATTTGATTCAAAATCCTCTCTCCCCTGATCACCTTCTCCACTCGACGTATTTACGGTAGACAACTCATCCAGAACTATACTAGGTTTAGTTATCTGTAGGATCGATTTTTTTGGATTAATACTTGCCATTATTTAAAAATGTTTTTCTGAGCTAATTTTGATTTAAGTTGTGTTAAAGAAGCATTTCTTTTAGACTTAGTTCGGCATTGTCCGATATCAGGGCCAAAAATCAATTTACCATCTCCTATCTCTATCTGTTGCTCACCATCTGCCAATATATTCGGGGGGAGTGCTTGTGCAGCATTTGAAATATTTTTTGAGTTGAGATACTCAAGCCTATCATTACTTATTTTCGATATCTTATCTTGTAATTCTTTTCGGAATGTTCTGGAATTGTTGTTTTCTTTGATTCTTCCACTGTTTGAAAGATCGTTTACCGTTTGTTCACTAGGAATAGCAAGAATTTCTCCTTTTTCTAAACTAAGAGGATTTGAAATATTATTGATCTTGAGCATTGTACCTAAAGAAGCTTGAGACTTCATATATAAAATAGATAAAAGATCAGGTCTCATTTCAGTGTCATCAGAAACTATGGCCACAGATCTGAGAAGGAATCTGACTTTTCTTGGATCCCACTCTGAAGGCACAAGATCAACCATTCGAACACCGGTTCGGGGATCTATTCTTTCTAATTTTTTCTCTATAATATCTATTCCTAGCATTATCTATATTTTTAATTTGGTGCAACGTTATTTGCAGCAACAGTAAGGGATCCATTACCCGATTGTCCCTCTGCTACTATTTGTGCCAATGATTTTCCAGTAGTATCCTGAAATGCTTTCAGAGATTCTTCGGAGGTATTCAAATGTCCTAAATACAATCTTCCATTTCCTCTATTAAGATGCGATTCAAAATCGCCCTTATGTCTTTGTCTTCCGTGCTGCATTGAAAATGTTGCTTTAAATCCAATAGGAAAATCATCAGGTCCTAGGGTTTCATCAAAGTCTATTTTTACTGATGTGCAGACCAGATTACCTATCATTGCTATCGGATTTAAAGGGTTTCCTACAACCATGTGCCAATCTCCCGTAGGATATCCACTTAGCATTATTGGTTTAAAATAGATCTGTTTTAGAAATATATCCGAAATAAAAACGGATAAGGATTTCATAAATTTTGAATTAGGATCCACTCCTTTAGAAGGATCATTCATAAACTTTTTAAGATCATCGGCTGCTTCTTTCGTGTATCCTTTCAGCTCTTTTATCTTATTAACGGTATTTTCATTCAATACACCATTAACTGCACCTTTGATATATTCGAGAGGATTTGTTAGAAGCTTTGCATAACCCTCTCCACCACCGGGAAATCCGATGCCAACATTTTGCTGATCCAATCTAACCTCTGGAGATAAAAAAGTTCCATAATCAGACCCTAAAGATAATATATTGGCAATCAAATCCAAAAACAACATTTTAGAATTTATTTGTCCAGCAGAGGTGAGGTTGTAATCAAATACAAGATTAAAGGTCTCAAATCCTCCATTAAATCCTCTTTGTCTTACCATCATCGAGTCGACA